TACGGTTTCGCCTTCTGTAAAGAACGCAGCAAAGAAATGAGGAGCAAAAATCAGCAGCACACTAAAAATAACGATAAATATAATGCCTACAATGCTGTCGCCCCGACTTATGATTGCTTTTTTATCGGGTATAGGCTCTAAAAATTTTGGCGTCCAACGGGAGCGGGAAGTTGGAGTTTTGCCTTCTCCCGACAGACTTTCTAAGGACCATTTTTCTTCCTTTTTCAGCTCGAATTGAACCTTCTTCCGCTCCATAATGGCAAAAGTCAAGGTCACTGCACCGAATGCGGACACGCAGGACAGAATAGCATCAGTAATTCCGGTGATTAGACCATCTACAATGGCTCGGATAATGACAGAAGCAGAGTTCTGTGCAGTAATCGCAGGCATTTCTCCTATGGCATTTATCAGAGAAATAAGCAAAATCGGTATGGCAGCACAGACTATGACGACCTTAACAAACCACAGATAGGTGTCAAAATATTCCGGGCCAATCAAATATCTTTGGTCGCCTTGATATTGTTTTGCAAATTCAGCAGGATCGCCGAGTTCAGTCAGCACCTCTTCCATAGAGCCTTTATCCGTATACATATCGCTGATCAGCTCTTCCAGCTCCATACGCACTTCATCTCGCTGAGCTTTGGAAAGCCGACGGATTACCTGGTAAATATATCGATCCATATAGTCTTTTTCATTTGGCGTCATGATTCTTCCTCCCTTAATAACCGGTCCATTCCGGCGGATAAGTTTTGCCAGTATGCTTTCAGCTTCTCATAAATTTCTGTTCCGTATTTTGTCCGCTGATAGTATTTTCTCGGTTTTGCGCCACCGGTTTCCCACTTGCTTTCCAAAAGCCCCTGATTCTCAAGCCGGCGAAGGAGAGGATACAAGGTGTTGGGGTCAATGGCAACGCCTTTTTCTTCCAAGCTCTGTACCAAAGCATACCCATACTTCGGTTCTTTCATCTGGCTGAGTACGCTAATTGTCAGTGTGCCTCTGCGAAGCTCCAAAAGCAAAGAGGATAATAAATCTTTTTCTTCTCCCATCAGCGTCACCTCCTAATGTCATTATACTGTATGTCATACTGTATTGTCAATATAAAAATAAAAGGTCAGTCACAGGAGTTTTGAAAAGTTTGAATACCCACCGCTGAAACGGAGGGTTTCTGTCCTTTCACAATTAGAGAGGTGTAAGCCGCTCAATTTTCAGAGAAAGGACGGAAAAAGCTATGGGAACAGCGAAATCAAAAGGTCTGCCGCGGTGCACAGCGCATCGGGACTGCTTTGCCAATAAGGACGGCGTGTGCTTCTGCCTGGGTGACAATGACTTCCACGGGAAGGACTGCCCGTTTTTCAAGACCACGGCGCAGTGTGACGCAGACAGGCAGAAAAGCTACGAGCGACTGGTCAGCATCGGACGGGATGACCTGATCGAGCGGTATCAGGTGAGGGGTGTGTATGGGAGTTAGCAGATATAACAGCGAAGGCTACTACGACCCGACGGCCTATGAAGCCCTCACGAAAGTTACCCAGGAGGAAAAGGCGGTGAGATACCGGCCGCTGGTGTATATCTGCTCCCCGTACTCCGGGGACACAGAGGAAAATACCGAAAAAGCAAGGCGGTACAGCCGGTTCGCCGCAGATGCCGGCACGATCCCCATTGCGCCGCATCTGCTGTTCCCGCAGTTCTTATCGGAAGAAACGGAACGGGAGCTGGCGATTTTTATGGATCTGGTGCTGCTGGGAAAGTGTGAGCAGCTCTGGGTGTTCGGCGGTGAGGTGTCCGACGGGATGCGCCGGGAGATCGGTAAGGCGAAACAGAAAAATATGACGATCCGTTATTTTACGGAGGATATGGAGGAAACGGAATGCAGATGACAATTTACGACGCCGTGACGGTGGGGAGCCGGTCAAACTGCGTGTATCCGAATCCCGTGACGGTCACGGATGCGGACACCATGCGGCAGGCGGCGGCCTTCGACCATGTGTGCGCGGCATATAAGCAGAACTACCGCAGCGTGGACAACTTCCTGAAAGCGGACTGTTTGCCGATGGACTGTGACAACGACCACTCGGACGACCCGGATGACTGGCTCACGCCCTTTGACGTGGCGATGGACTTTCCGGGAGTGGGGATGATCTTTGTCTACAGCAGGAGCCACATGAAGCAGAAAGGAAAACGCGGCCCCAGACCCCGGTTCCATGTGTATTTTATCTGCACGGAGACAACGGATGCAGCTCTTTACAGTTCATGGAAGGACAAGCTGATTGCCGATTACCCCTATTTCGATGACGGGGCTAAAGACAGCGCCCGGTTCCTTTTCGGGGTAAAGAATGCGGCGGTCGAGGTGTATGACGGCGAGATTACCATTGATGCGTTCCTGGCAGACCACTTTGCGGAGTGGGACGAGGCGCAGGGGCAGATCCCGGAGGGTTCCCGGAACAAGACCATGTCCCATTACGCCGGTCGGATCATCAAGCGGCTGGGGAATACGGAGGAAGCTCATAAGCAGTTCTTAAAGGAAGCGGAAAAATGCAGCCCGCCGCTGGATGATGCGGAACTTGCGGGTATCTGGGCCAGCGCCGTGAAGTTCGGCGCGAAGGTAGCTGCCCAGGAGGGATATATCCCGCCGGAGCAGTACAACCAGGACTTCCTGCTGATGCCGGAGGATTTCTCGGATGTAGGCCAGGCTATTGTATTGTCGCGGGAGTACATGGATCGGCTCCGCTTCTCCCCGGCTACGGATTACATCGTGTTCAACGGCTCGTTCTGGGAAGAATCCCAGCCTAACGCCCAGGGCATTGCCCAGGAGCTGACCGCAAGACAGCTTGAGGAAGCGGAAACAGAGATACAGCGGTGTATGAAGGAGATGTCGGATAACGGCGCGTGGGCCATGCTCGCCGCGATGGGCGCCAAGAAAGCGATGGCGGCGTTCAGCGAAGCCCAGCGGCGCTCCTTTGAAAAGTACGAGCGGGCGGAGACCTACCGGAAGTATGCCATCAAGCGCCGGGATACGAAATACATCTCGGCCGCCTTAAAGGAAGCCCGCCCGATGATCCAGATCGAGCAGCGCGTCCTGGACGCGGATGAGTTTTTACTGAACCTGCCGTCCGGCACCTGCGATCTGAGGACGGGGGCTGTCCGGGAACACAACGCCCAGGACTATATCACGAAACAGACGGCGGTGGACCCGTCCGGGGACGGCATGGATGCCTGGGAGGACGCCCTCCAGACCTTCTTCCAGGGGGACGCCGACCTGATTCGCTATGTGCAGGAGATTGTGGGGCTTGCCGCCATCGGCAAGGTCTACATTGAAGCCCTGGTCATTGCCTACGGCGAGGGCCGGAACGGAAAATCCACCTTCTGGAACACCATCGCCCGTGTGCTTGGCACCTACTCCGGCAATATGTCCGCAGACACCCTGACTGTGGGCTGCAAGCGTAACGTGAAGCCGGAACTGGCGGAAGCCAAGGGCAAGCGGATGATCATCGCCGCCGAGCTGGAGGAAGGGATGCGCCTGAACACATCCAACGTCAAGCAGCTCTGCTCCACGGACGAGATCTATGCGGAGAAAAAGTACAAGGCGCCGTTCTCCTATGTCCCCACCCACACGCTGGTGCTGTATACCAACCACCTGCCCAGGGTCGGGGCGATTGACCAGGGTACCTGGCGGCGGCTCATCGTGATCCCCTTCAACGCCAAGATTGAGGGCAAGGCCGACATCAAAAACTATGCGGACTTCCTGTTCAAGATGGCGGGCGGAGCGGTCCTTCAGTGGATCATCGAGGGCGCAAAGCGCGTCATTGCCAGCGATTACAAGATTGCCCAGCCCAGGGTGGTGCAGGACGCCATCCAGAAATATAAGGAGAACAACGACTGGCTATCCCACTTCCTGGAGGACTGCTGCGAGATCGATCCGTCTTATGAAGCGAAGTCTGGCGAGGTTTACAACACCTATCGCAGCTATTGCAATCAGATGGGCGAGTATGCGCGAAGCACCACGGATTTTTACACTGCCATTGAGGCGGCGGATTTTACGCGCCATAAGACGAAAAAAGGGATGTTGATTCGCGGATTCCGCTTGAAATCAGAGTTTGAGTAAGCACAAAACGGTAAGGGTGACGGTCAGTGACAGTCTTTCCCTAAAGTCCTCTAAGGACAAGAAAAAATAACATATATAAAGAAATCATGGGAGGACTGTCATAGACCGTCACCAGAAGGAGGTCTTATGAGAGAGAAAACCATCGAACAAAAACTGGTTCAGGCGGTTAAGGCCAAAGGCGGGATTGCGCCGAAGTTCGTGTCGCCGGGATTTTCCGGGGTTCCCGACCGCCTTATCCTATTGCCGGACGGGAAATGCGGCTTCGTGGAAGTCAAGGCCCCTGGCGAAAAGCCACGGCCGCTGCAGAAGTCAAGGATACGGCTTTTGCGGCGGCTGGGGTTCCTGGCATTTGTCCTGGACGGCGAGAGCCAGATCCCCCACATCCTTTCAGAAATCGGAGGTGACAGCGGTGGAGTTTAAACCGCATGATTATCAGCAATATGCCATCGAGTACATCGAAACACACGAGGTCGCCGCCGTACTGCTTGATATGGGCCTTGGCAAGACGGCAATCACGCTGACGGCTTTGTACGACCTGCTGTTCGACTACTTTGAGATCACCCGCGTCCTGGTGATTGCACCTCTCCGGGTGGCGAGAAATACATGGCCCCAGGAGATTGAAAAGTGGGACCATCTGAAAGACATCCGCTATTCCGTGGCGGTCGGCACGGAAAAAGAACGGCTGGAGGCATTCCACAGGGATGCGGACATCTATATCATCAATAGGGAGAACGTCCAGTGGATGGTGGAGAATGTCCCCTTTGAGTTTGACGCCATCGTGGTGGACGAGCTTTCATCCTTCAAAAACTGGAACAGCAAGCGGTTCAAATCGCTGATGAAGGTGCGTCCCAGGGCAAAGCGAGTCATCGGCCTTACGGGTACCCCGTCCGGGAACGGGCTGATGGACCTGTTCGCCGAGTTCAAGGTGCTGGATATGGGGCAGCGACTGGGGAGGTTTATCACCAAGTACCGCCAGGACTATTTCCGGCCGGATCGGATGAACGGTCAGGTGGTGTATTCCTATAAGCCCCTGCCGGGAGCGGAGAAGCGGATTTATGACAAGATTTCCGATATCACCATTTCCATGAAAGCCGCCGACCACCTCAAGATGCCGGAACTTGTAAACAGCGAGTACCGGGTGTATATGGAGGAGCCGGAACAGGCTATTTATGATGAGATGTGCGAGGACCTGGCGGCGCAGCTTGACAAGGGCGAGGTAACGGCGGCAAATGCGGGAGTGCTGTCCGGCAAGCTCTCCCAGATGGCAAATGGGGCGGTCTATACGGATAACGGGGATGTGGAGCATATCCACGACCAGAAGCTGGACGCCCTGGAAGACATCATCGAGAGCATGAATGGAAAGCCCCTGCTGGTGGCCTACTGGTACCAGCACGACCTCGACCGCATCGAGGAGCGGCTTCGGCTGCGGAAGATCGACTTTGCCAGGCTGAACTCTGATGCCAGCATTGCAAAGTGGAATCGGGGCGAACTCCCCGTGGTACTGATCCACCCCGCTTCTGCTGGCCACGGGCTGAACCTCCAGAGCGGCGGTTCCACCCTCTGCTGGTTTGGCATCACCTGGAGCCTGGAACTGTACCAGCAGACGGTGGCGCGGCTTTACCGTCAGGGTCAGGCGTCCAAGACTGTGGTCGTACAGCACATCATCACGGACGGCACTATTGATGAGCGCATTATGAAAGCCCTGCAGTATAAGGACAGGACGCAGTCGGCGCTGATCGATGCGGTCCGGGCAAACCTAAGAAAATGAGAGTCAATCAAGGCAAATCCGAGGGAAGCAATTTCTTTTTCGGAGGTAGTGCCTATGAACAAGCAGCAGACGGAAATGAAGGAGTACCTTTCCCAGGCGTTCCGCATTGACCAGCGGATACAGAGCAAGATGGAGCAGGTGGCGTCACTGAATGACCTCGCCACACGGGCGACTGCGACTTATTCGGATATGCCCGGAAGTGAGACGAGAAATCTCCACCGCATGGAGGACGCCATCCTTTCCATCATTGAGCTGGAGGCTGAGATCAACGAGGATATCTGCAAACTGGTGCAGACGAAAAAAGACATCGTCCATAAGATTAAGGCTGTCCAGAACACGGAGTACCAGACCCTGCTGGAGCTGCGGTATCTGTGCTTCAAATCCTGGGAGCAGATCGCCGTGGACATGGGATATGAGCTTCGGTGGCTGTACCGTCTCCATCACAGGGCGTTGGACGCCGTTTCTGAAATAAGCCACTAAAAGCCACTGCAATACACCTTGTCCCTGTGATATAGTTAGAATCAGAAAAACAGGACAAGGAACAAGCCTTGCGGGAGCAATCCTGCAGGGCTTTCCTTTTGCCCGGAAAGCGAGGTGCAGCGTGCCAAAGAAACCAAAACGCCCCTGCTCCTACCCCGGCTGTCCAAACCTCACGGACGGGCAGTACTGTGAGGAGCATGAAGCGATTGCCCGGAAACGGTACAACAAGTACGGCCGCCCTGCTGACAGCAACAAGAAGTACGGTCGGGCTTGGAAACGAATCCGCGACCGCTACGCTGCGGCGCATCCTCTCTGTGAGATGTGTCTGAAGGAAGGACGGCTGACTCCTGTGGAGGAGGTCCATCATATTGTCCCTCTATCACAAGGCGGGACGCATCGGAATGACAATCTGATGTCCCTCTGCCAGTCCTGCCACACAAAGCTGCATCACGAGCTTGGCGACCGGTGACCGTGGGGCGGTCAAAATCTCCGGGACCTTCATGAGCGGACAGCGGCCTGGGGCTTCGTGCGCGAAAAAGGCGAAATCAAAAGGGTAATTGACGGCGGCCTGTCAGGGCTGCTTATTTTTTGCGGAAAAGAGGTGAGAAAATGCCGACAAAATCCAATAACACTGGCGGGCGCGGCGGTGCGAGACCCGGTGCGGGAAGAAAAAAGTCTGCCGTCAAGGAGAAAGCCGAGAACGGCAATCCGGGCGGACGAAGATTAGAAGTGCTGGACATTCCCGAAGTCGAGGGTGTCGATATGCCAAAGCCCCATGAGTTCCTCTCCGCCGAGCAGCGTGACGGAAGTACGCTCCAGGCGGAGGAGATCTACAAAGAAACTTGGGAGTGGCTGAAGAAGATTGGCTGTGCCGCAAAGGTGTCCCCACAGCTTCTGGAGCGGTATGCCATGTGCAGCGCCCGGTGGATTCAGTGTGAGGAGATGACCAACCGAATGGGATTTCTCTCCAAGCACCCAACCACCCAGAAACCGATCCCATCGCCGTTTATCAACATCGGCATCAACTACATGAACCAGGCGGTGCGGCTGTGGAACGAGATTTTCCAGATCGTAAAGGAAAACTGCAGCACCGATTACGGGGAGGTTTCTCCCCAGGATGATTTGATGGAGCGTCTGCTGCGGGCGCGGAAAGGATAAAGCTATGTTTGAAAAAGTAAATCCGTGCCACCCGGACAAGGTGGCGGACCGCATCGCCGGGGCCCTGGTGGATGCGGCATACAGAAAAGAAGAAAATCCCAGGATTGCTGTGGAGGTTCTCATCGGCCACGGCGTCTGCCACATCATCGCGGAGAGTTCCGTACACATTTCGCTGGATGAGGTGGACGCCATCGTGAAGCGCATTGCCGGAAACCTACACACGGATTATGTGGAAGTGCCGCAGGACGGACGCCTTGCCAATAACCAGGCAGAAGGAATCCGCTGTGGCGACAACGGCATCTTCAAAGGGGTGCCGGTCACGGAGGAGCAGAAAGTTCTCTGTGAGATCGCCAAAAGTGTGTATCACACATATCCCTCGGATGGGAAGTACATCATTGACGAAGCAAGGCTCATCCTCTGTCAGAGCAATGCGCCCACAGAGGAGCTGCAAAAGATGTATTCCACCGCCGAGGTCAATCCCCTGGGCGACTGGACGGGCGGCACGGATGTGGACTCCGGCGCCACCAATCGCAAGCTCGGCTCTGATATGGCTGATTCTATCACGGGCGGCGGCCTACATGGAAAAGATCTCTCCAAAGCGGATGTGTCGGTCAATATCTACGCATGGCTGAAGGCGCAGGAAACAGGAAAGCCCGTGGAGCTGTGCTGCGCCATCGGGGATGATACGGTGGACGGTATTCCCTATTGTGAGATCGTGGAGACCGCCCGGAGATACATCCAGAGCCTTGGCGGGTTTGAGAAATTTGCGGAATGGGGGCTGGTGAGATGAAGACAACAACGGAAATGCAGCTTGTACCCATTGCCAAGCTGGTACCCTATGTGAACAATGCCCGCACCCATTCCCCGGAGCAGATCACGAAACTCCGCTCGTCTCTTCGGGAGTTCGGCTTTATCAATCCCGTCATCATCGACCGGGATTTTAATGTGATTGCCGGTCACGGCAGAATCCTGGCGGCGAAGGAGGAAGGCATCGAGGAAGTGCCGTGTGTATTTGCCGACCATCTCACCGAAGCTCAGAAGAAAGCCTATATCATTGCGGACAACCGCATGGCGATGGACGCCGGATGGGATGAGGAGCTTCTGCGGGTGGAGATCGAGTCTTTGCAGGGCATGGACTTTGACCCTCTGCTCACCGGCTTTGACGAGAAGGAGCTGGCCGATCTGTTTGCGGATGATTCCGGCAGCGAAGCCAGGGATGACGATTTTGACTTGACCGCCGCGCTGGAGAAAGCCTCCTTTGTGGAGCGGGGCGATGTCTGGACAATCGGCCGGCACCGCCTTGTGTGTGGGGACGCCACCTCCGCCGAGGATGTAGCTCTGCTCATGGACGGCAGGAAAGCCAACCTCATCGTGACAGACCCGCCCTATGGCGTCTCCTTCAAAAGTGCCAGCGGCCTGACCATCCAGAACGATTCCATGAAAGACGAGGAATTTTACAACTTCCTCCTCTCTGCATTCAAGTGCATGGCGGAGCATCTGGAGAAAGGCGGCGCGGCCTATGTGTTCCATGCGGACACTGAGGGGCTGAATTTCCGAAAAGCGTTCATTGATGCCGGGTTCCATCTGGCCGGTGTGTGCATCTGGGTAAAGAACTCCCTGGTGCTGGGACGGTCAGACTACCAGTGGCAGCATGAGCCTATTCTCTATGGATTCCTACAGAATGGCAAACACCCCTGGTATTCCGACCGTAAGCAGACCACCATCTGGAATTACGACAAACCGAAGCGCAACGCCAACCACCCGACTTCCAAGCCGCTGGATCTGCTGGGCTATCCCATCGGGAATTCCACCCAGGAGAATGCCGTGGTGATCGATACCTTCGGCGGCAGCGGCTCTACCATGATGGCCTGTGAGCAGATGAACCGTGTCTGCTGCATGATGGAACTGGATGAAAAGTATGCATCGGTCATCCTCCGCAGAGCCGTGGAGAACGGCATCCCGCCGGAGGATATTTTTGTGGAGAGAAACGGGGAGCAGATCCCATACTCCGTTCTTGTGAAGGAGGTGGAGACCTGATGGCCCCTATATATAACCATAGTAGAGAGTCGGATGGAGCCAACAGAGATACACCAAAACCACAAAAGCTGACCCTCGGCAGCCTGTTTGACGGCTCCGGCGGTTTCCCGTTAGGCGGCTTGCTTTCCGGCATTACCCCAGTGTGGGCATCAGAGATTGAACCGTTCCCCATCCGGGTGACCACCAAGCGGCTGCCCTTTATGAAGCATTACGGCGATGTCGCAAAGATGGACGGCGGGAAGATTGAGCCGGTGGATATCATCACCTTCGGCTCGCCATGCCAGGACATGAGCATTGCGGGCCGGCGGGAAGGTCTGGACGGCTCCCGCTCCAGCCTTTTCTATGAAGCCGTCCGGATCGT